AAATTGTTAATGGTGAGGATGGTTCTAAAGGTGTGGCGTATGGTCAATTAACAGCAGTATTAACTAAAGCAATCCAAGAACAACAAAAACAAATAGAAGATTTACAACAACAAATAAATAACCTTGGAGGTTAAAAATGGAATGGAATGTAAAAACAGTTGATGTTTATCCAACTAAAGATGAACACACAAACGTTATATTTAACGTGCATTGGAGGGTATCTAAAACAGAAGGAGAAGATTATTCAGCTTCTAGTTATGGTACTCAAACTTTAAACACAGATGATCTATCTGGTTTTATTGATTTTGATTCAGTAACAACAGCAGAAGTTCAAGCATGGGTTATAGATGCTATGGGCGAAGAAGCAGTTACAGAATTAGAAGCTAACTTAGATGCTCAGATAGAATCGGAAATCAATCCTACTATTGAAACTAAAACGATAGGCGAATAAATAATATATAATTTACTATTATGGCAGACACATTTACAACTAACTTAAATCTTACTAAACCAGAAGTCGGCTCAAGCACTGATACCTGGGGAACTAAATTAAATAATAATTTAGATACGTTAGATGGGGTTTTTTCAGCGACAGGAAGTGCAGTAAATTTAAAACTTGCATCAGCAAACTTTGACGATAATTCAAAGTGTATTTTTGGCACTGGATCTGGTGATCTTGAAATTTATCATGATGGTTCTCATTCTTACATAGCTGATAATGGCACAGGCAGTCTTTATTTAACTGGCAGTAGTGTAATATCATTTAATAGTCCTGATTTTAGCGACACTTACGCTCTTATGAATGATGATGGTGCTGTAGTTTTGTATCACGATAATTCAGTAAAATTTTCTACATTAAGTTCTGGAGTTTCTATTTCAGGAAATATTACTGTCTCAGGTACAGTTGATGGAGTTGATTTATCTGCTTTACCAACTGTAGCAATTTCTGGTTCTTACAATGACTTGACTAATAAGCCAACAATTCCAACAAATAATAACGAGCTTACAAATGGTGCAGGTTATGTAACAACTGACACAACTTATAGTGCAGGTACGGGAATGTCTTTATCAGGCACAACTTTTAATTGCACGATTGATTCTCCTTCCGAAGTTGGATTAGGAAATTTATCTGCTAACGGAAATACACTAGCAGGTGATTTTTCGGCTTCGGGAAATATCACAGCTTATTCAGATGCCAGATTAAAAGAAAATGTTGCAACTATAGAAAATGCTTTGAATAAAGTATGCAGTATGCGAGGAGTTACATTTACTAAAGACGGAGAATTATCAAGTGGTGTTATCGCACAAGAATTAGAAAAAATAGCTCCTGAGTTAGTACAAGACGGAGAATATAAATCCGTAGCATATGGAAATATTGTTGGTTATCTGATTGAAAGCATCAAAGAGTTAAAAGCAGAACTACAAGAATTAAGAGGAGTCTAAAATGGCTTTACCAAGTTCAGGAGCAATTTCATTAAATCAAATGCACATTGAAGCAGGTGGTTCAAGTGGAACTCAAGTAGGTTTAAATGATGCAGATATTAGAGGATTAATCTCTAAAAGTTCTGGCTCTCAAATGTCATTCAATGAATGGTACGGAGCTTCATCTTTCCCAACAAATTATTCAAGAACAGTAACGCCAGGAAAATATGTAGTTATTGTTTCTTCGTATGAATATTTTGTAAGTACATATTATTATCAACAAGTTTTCACTTACTTGTCTGGTGGAACTAATGTAGGAGAGTCAAGCGATATAGGACAATTTACTGATTCAGCAGGAAACATTCAACAGCCTGTGTTTATAGATTCTACGACTGGTTTTAAAGCTGAAGCATCATTAAGAATTTATATGAAAGGTCATAATGTTGGCAATAATTGGTCGTTAAGTTTAAGTGGCTCAACAATTACTCCAGGATCAAATTTTACAAGAGCTAGTCAAACTTGGACTGCTCAAACAACACAAAACACCACACTAACTAACGCTTCTGGTACTGCAACAAATGTAACTTTTTATTCATGGAGAAATGGAGTTGATGATTCTGTTACAACTTTTAATGATACAAGCAGTACAACTTTCACATTTACTTAGGAATAAAAAATGAGTGAAGAAAATAATAAAAAAATAAATCCAAATCCTCTTACAGAAGAAGTGGTTAAAGAAATACAAGAAGTGGATAAAGATTTTGTTGATCCTTATAAACCAAATCCTAAACTTGAAAAACAAGAGGTAGGAAAAATATGATTTTTACTGTGCCTATGAAACCTATTAATGTTGATGGAGAATTGCAATTTGCATACTCTATAAACACAAAAAAAGGACAAATAATAAAACGTGAAAATTGGCTTGAACAATCAAACTTAAACAATGTTGAATATTATCCATCAAACGACAAGATAGCTAAGTCATTAAACAATTACATAATGCTAAAAGGCAAAGTAAAAGTCACTTACACTTGGGAAGAAGCAGACAATATTACAGAAGCAGATGTTACTGAATTTAAAAATTTATGTGCTGAATTAAATCTAGAAGATAGTTATGCAAATTGGGAAGATGAAGAAAATTCTGTTTCTTGGACTTTAGAATATCCTGCTTGTATTAATGAATGGACAGAAAGATCTTTAGCTTGGGAGTTAAAATCTAAAACTGCTTCTTTAGAAATATTAGAAGATAGCACAGAAATACTTTGTGTTTTGCAAGATACTTTCGGATGGGAATTTAAAAATGTTGATTTAAAACCTCAAGAATCAATAGAGACAAATAAAAATACCAATCTTTGTTATTTATTTTTTGGAGATAAATGTGAAATATCTGTTCCTTCTTTAGACGTTGGAGAAGAAACTTTTATTTACAATGCAAAGCAATATGAAGTTAAACAATTAACTAGCTCAAAATGTTTTATCAAAAATACAAGTGATAATTCATGCAAGATTGTAATGCTATGCAAATCATAAAATTTATAAAGCATGGTTATAAATATTATAAAAGTAATAGTGATACTTCGGCTGATATAGATCAAATTTTTGGTTTTGTTCAAGCTCTAGATAAAAAAAGAAATATTAAATTAGTAAATCAATTCAACAAATCTAAAGTTGCAAAAAAAGTTTATAAAGAATTATCCGATATAGATAAATTAAAAAAAAGAAGATTTAAAAAAGATACCTTTGGATCTGATTTTAAAAAATTTTTAGGATCTATGAAACATGATTTGTTTATAGAGAGCATGAAAACAATAAAAACTAAAACAAAAAAAGAAGAAAAATTTTATCAAAGAGCTATGTATCAACATGATCTAATTCATTTTTTAAATGATTATGATACCTCTCCTGTTGGAGAAGTAATGGTTTTGTCTTTTAATTTAGCCAAAGAGTTTAGATGGTCATACTTTGCAATATTATTTTCTTCTTTTTTTATGGCTTTAAGAAATAGTTTTGATCCTAATAAAACCTATCCAGGATCTATATATCAAAAAATTAAATTTTCTCCTTTAGTTTCTTTTTGTAAATTAGTTAAAGAGGGTTATCAACATGGCAAACAATCAGATTGGTTAATGACAGTTGATTATGATGAGCTTTATAATTTGCCAACAACAGAAGTTAAAAAATTATTAAATATTACTCCTTCTAAATATTGGTTGTTTATTTTGCCATTTTGGAAAGTTATGCACGAACAATATAAAAAAGTCAGCACAGGATATAATTAGACATGGCATTATTACCAATTACACCTCCACCTGGAGTTAAAACAAATGGCACAGAATATTCTAATAAGAATAGCTGGGTTGAATCTGATTTGGTTAGATTTGAGAATGGTTATTTAACTAATATTGGTGGTTGGCAAAAAGCTAAAGAAACCCCTTTGGTTGGAACTCCTATAGGGATGTATGCTTATTTTACCAATAATAATGAAAAAGTTTTAGCTGTAGGAACTAGAGAAAAAGTTTATGTAAATTTTAGAAACACTTGGTATGACATTACTCCATCTGGATTTACAGGAGATGCTCAAGCCTCACCTTTAGGCTATGGATCTTATAATTGGGGGGTAGAAGATTTTGGAGATGCAAGATCTCAGTCAGGTTTAGGTTTTGTTACTAAACCTTTTTCATTTGATAACTTTGGAGAAAATTTAATTTTTTGTTGTGGATCTGATGGCAGAATTTTTAAATGGAGGCCTGATTCTGCTAGTAATGGATCTTATGTTCCAGACTCTCAAGGAATACAGTTAACAAATGCTCCTATTGGAGTTAGTGGGATCTTGGTAACAAATGAACGTCATATATTTGCTTTTGGATCACAGGCAGATCCTAGAAAGATTTCTTGGAGCTCTAGAGAAACAGATACAGTTTGGACAGCATCAAGCACAAATACTGCTGGAGATTTAATTGTGACATCTGGTGGAGCTGTACAAGGTGGAGTTAAATTTGGATCTGATATTATTGTCTTTACAGATCTTGGTGTTCAAAAAATTTATTATGCTGGATCTCCATTTATCTATGGCATTCAAGATGCTGGAAGTAATTGCAGAACTTTAACAATGAAAACAGTTGTTTCAACAGGTAATTTTATAACTTGGATGGGAGATAATTCAATTTATATTTATGATGGCAGAGTGCAAAAAGTTAATTCTGATGTGCATGATTTTGTTTTTGAAAATATTAATTATCTTTATCGCCAGGCATCTTGTGGAGGGCACAATCAATTATTTTCAGAAATCTGGTGGTTTTTCCCAAGTAAAAACACACAGACTCCAGATAAATACATTACTTGGAATTATATTGATAATGTATGGGCAACAGGATCTTTAGATAGATCTTGCTGGTTGGATCAGGGAGTTATGGATCTACCTATGGCATGTTCATCTAATGGTACAATTTATGAACATGAATCAGGAACTTTAAATAATTCAGCAGATATTGGATCTTCCTATCCTTATGCAAAAACAGGGCCTATAGAAATTGCCGAAGGTGATAGACTTGTCCAGGCTAATCAAATTATTCCTGACAGTGATTCATCAACTATTCCTGGTATTACATTATCTTTTAAAGGCAAAACAACACCATTAGGATCTGAAACTGATTTTGGATCTTTTACTTTTGATGCAGATGGTTATCAAGATTGCAGATTTACAGCCAGGCAAATATCAATGACTGTGACAGGAGATCGAACTCAGAGCTTTCAAGTTGGCGATATTAGATTAGATGTCCAGGCTAGAGGTAAAAGATAATGAGCAGAAAAACATTTTCTAAGCCTGGGAAGGAATATAATGAAAACTATATGAATCATTTAATTAGTGAATTAGAGCAAAGCACAACATTAGTTTTTGAAAAAGGATCTAGAATTGAAGCTAATGGAAATGATAGTTCAGAGATCGTACTTGTTTCTCCAAATGGAACTAAATATAAATTAGAGGTAAATGATGCTGGAGCAATCTCAACAACTCAAGTTATATGAGTGGCAAGAGCAATGGGCAAGATCTAAGCCTTATATTGAAAAGGCTATGAAGTACCAAGATCTCTACACTATAGATGATGTATGTAGTAAAATTGAGGATGGATCATTCCTATTATGGCCTGGAACAAGATCTGCAATGGTCACAGAATTTGTCGATTTCCCACAAAAAAGAGTATGCAATTTAATTTTTTGTGGAGGCGATTATAAAGAGCTGGAAAAAATAACAAATGAAGTTGAAATATTTGCAAAAAAATTAGGCTGTAAAAGATTATATGGAGGAGGCAGAAAAGCCTGGATCCGAAAAATAAAACATCTTGGATGGGAAAATGATTACACAATTAGGAAGGAAATATTATGAGCAAAGGAGCTAAAACACAAACTCAAACTGTCACAACACCAAAATATCAAGAAGATGCTTATAAAAAACTTTATAGCATGGCTGATAGAGAGGTAGCGAAACCTTATGTGCCATATACAGGTCAAACTATTGCTGACAGGAATGCTTCGCAAATTGGAGCAATGGACACAGCCTCCATGATGTCTAATCAAGCTAATAGATTTGATCCTACTGGTGGATTGCAAAATCTGGCAACAGCTCCATCCAACAGTATAGGCTCATTAAATTACAATGCAGATCTTGGAAGAATAGGAAATTTTGGTGGCTCTATGTCAAATAGAGGGGATGTAAGATTGGCAGATGGATCTAATCAATCTGTTTTACCTGGATTACAAAACTATTTCAATAAATCTACAGATCTAACTACTGATATTGGGTTAAGACAATTAAACGAAAACAGATTAAAACAATTACAACAAGATCAAGATCAAGCTATTGGCAGAGGAGCTTTTTCTGGATCTAGAGGAGCTTTATTAGAATCTGAAACTAATAAAAACTACAATCAACAAGCCTCAGATTTTGTTGCTCAACAAAACCAGCAAAACTTTGAAAATGCAATGGCATTAGCTGGTCAAGATAAAGATAGACAATTACAAGCATTAGGCATGGATCAAGCAGTTGATAGAGATCTAGCTTTGGCAAATCAAAAAGCTGGACAAGATGCAGAAATGCAAAATCAAAGAGTAGGACAAGGCTATTTTGATAAATTTGCAGATCTTAAATATGCCCAGGCAGAAATGAATAATAAAAGAGATCAATTTAGATCTCAAATGTTAGATAGCGAAAGAGAAAGAATAAGAGGAATTTTTGGAGACATCTTAGGAGCTCAACAACAAGGTTTAACAGCACAAACACAACAAGGCATCTTAGCTCAAGAGCAAGATCAAGCTGGGCTGGATGATGCTTACAGAAGATTCTTAGATGAACAAGGATATGGAGCAAGGAATCTTGGTTTATATACCTCTGCTGTATCTGGAGTTCCATTTATGGGAGCAACTAACTCAACTAACAGACAGAAAATGGGCTTAGGAGATGTTCTAGGAGGCATAACTCAATTAGGTAGTGCTTTCTTAATGGGATCTGATGCCAGAATGAAAACTAATGTTAAAAAATTAGGATCTATAAATGGTATTAATATTTATTCTTGGACTTGGAACAAGTTAGCTAAACAAATGGGCTGGGATAAAAAATATTCTTACAATGTTGGAGTTATGGCTCAAGAAGTTAAACACATACCTGGAGCAGTACAAAAAAATTCTGATGGATATTACCTAGTTGATTATGGAGTTTTGAATGGAATATAAATTTAATATACCAAGATTAGGATCTTTAAGTGGTCTTAACCAGGCTCTCTCTCCTAATCCTATAATGCCAGGAATGGATCCATTGACTATGCCTAGATCTAATTTAATTAGCCCTAATAGTAATATGATGAATATGAATAACTTAAATCAATCGTTAGAGCTTCCAAAAAATTTATATGATCCAAATGTTCAGCCTGTTAGAGCAGATCAAATTCCAGAATATTCTAAATTTGGAAATCTTATGGCTGGATCTGAATTCACTAGAACTCCAGAACAATTAGCACAAATGACACAAACAGAGTTTGCACAATTTGATAAAGATAGAAAAGATGCAAGAAATACAAGATTAGGAATGATGCTTCAATCCTTAAGTAATTCTTTCAAAGGCGAAACTACAGATCCCCAGGATCTATTAGCAATGAAACAAAATTCTAGGATAGCTAAAGAAAGAGCCAGAATGAAACAAAAATTTGAAGAAGATCTAAAATACATGAATCCAGAAATGCAAAGAAAAGCACAGCTACTTGGAGCCGAAGGTTATGCCGAAGTTCTAAAACAAAACATGATAGATTCATTAAGCCCAACTAAAGGCACGACAGCTCAAAGAAATGTAAATTCATTAACTGAATACAAAAAAGAATATGAAAAATTAAAAAATATTCCAATAGAAAGCAGAACTGAACAAGATAAATTAGATCTAGCAGATGCAGAGCAACGATATTTTGGAATGGCAATGACTATTGGCTCAGATGAATCAGATTCAAATCTAATGAGTTTAATAAGAGCTAATGCTGAGCCTGGTGGTTTTGAATTAACTTATGGAGAGAAGAAAAGGGATGAAACTTATGCAACAAAACTTCAAGATTGGGAAGATAAAGGCAGAGCAACTTTTTACGCTAACCAAGAAAATTTAGCAGAAAAAGTTAAAATTCTTAAAGATGGAGTATCAAATGTTGCTGGGCCAATTATCGGCCCTCTAGGTCAATCTATTGTTGGATCTTTTGTTGCTAGTGAGGCCAAAAATTTCCAAAATGACATAAACGAATATGTGTTCCAAACTTTAAAAGAAAAGCTAGGAGCTCAATTTACTGAAAGAGAAGGAAAGATGTTAGTTAAAGCAAGTTTTGATAATACTTTATCTGAGGAAGATAACCTTGCAAGAATAACAAGGCTATACGAATCAGGACAAAGAATGGCTGAATCAAGACAAGCTCAAGCTGATTATTATAATAATGTGGGTGGAATAAATCCTTATGGTGGAGGCACATTAAAAGGCTTCCAGGGAGAAAGATTTGATAGGCAAAGACTTATGGCAAAAGTGGTTGATTTACCTGATGATGCTCATGCTTATTCAGAGGAAAAAATAAAAGAATTAGCTCAATCTAATACCTTAACTGATGATCAAGCTGAATATTTTGCAAATCTCTTAATTTACAGAAGAACAAATCAACAAGAAACAGATATTATGGCTGGTAATTTCTAATGAGTGGCATAGATAATTTATTAAATGAATTAGGAATTGATGAAGATGTAAAAGTCACAGCTCCCAAATCTGAAAACTATGCTTTAGAAACTTTAAAGAATATTCCTGGATCTACATTACAATTTGTAGATGACATTACAACTCCATTTAGAAAGCCAATAGAGACAGCAAAAAATTTATATGGCTTAGGAGAATCTTTAGTTCAATTAGCAATACCTGGAGAGCAAGGCAATGAAGAATTAGCCAGGCAAATGGGAGGCTATTTAGCAGATCGTTATGGTGGTTTAGAAAATGTCAAAAATACATTTAAAAAAGATCCTGTTGGATTGGTTTCAGATGTGGCTTTGCTTTTTACAGGAGTCGGAGCTGGAGTCAAAGTTGCTGGTAATTCAGGCAAGATTTCAAAAATAGGATCTCAAGTAAACGAATTTGGTAAAAAAATAGATCCAGCAACTTATGTTTTTAAAGGAGCTGGAAAAACAGCAGAGCTAACAGGCAAGGGATTGAATGCAGTAAAAGAAACTAATCCTATCAGCCAATTATTTGCCAAAACTACAGGAACAGGATCAGATGCTTTAGCAACTGCTTACAATGTTGGAAAAGTTGGAGGCGAACAACAGCAAATCTTTAGGGATGCTCTTACAGGCAAAACTGATATTAACGACACAGTTAATAAAACTGTAGATAAAATTAAATCCGAAAAAAAGAGAACAGCAGATGAATTTACAACTAGCAAAGACAATTTATCTTTAGAAGAAATACCTATGGATTTTAGAGGTGTTGAGGAAGTAATTACAAAATTTAAAGTACAAAATGCTGAAAAAGGTTTTTACACATTATCTGGAAAAGGTCAAAAAAAATTAAAAATTATTGACGATATAGTGGATGAATTTAGAACTAAACCTTATCTTCATAATGCTAAAGGTTTTGATATGTTGAAAAGAAGAATCCAAGAGGAATATCCTACAGGAATTAAAATAGGAGATTCTGGATTGCCATCAGTAAATATTGCAAATGGCATCAAAGATCTAATTGTAAAAAAAGTTCCAGAATATAAACCAATAATGGATTCTTATGCTAAATCTACTAAGGAAATTCAAAACATACAAAAAACTTTAGGAGCAGATAGTAAGTTAGCAAATAAACCTGGAGCTATAGGCAAATTACAAAATTCTTTATTGCAAAGTACCAGGGATGGAGTAAACGCTAATTTTAAATATAAAGCTGATGCTGTAAATAAATTAGATCCAAATTTAATGCCTGAGTTGTCAGGTTTGGCTTTGCAAAATATTTTGCCAAGAGGTTTAGCTGGATTATCAACATCAGGGTTGGGGCTGGGAGCTTATGGAACTTTAGGAGTTGCTGGGATTCCTTTAGCTTTGTCATCCTCCCCTAGACTTATGGGAAATGTTGCTAACAGATCTGGACAAGTTGTTGGAGCTTTAGGAAAAGGCATAGATGCAGTAAGCCCTTACACAAAACCAATTGGATCAGCTTTAATGAATTATGGGCCTGATGCTTTAAGAATTAATAGACCAATAACACAGGCAGATCCTTCTGGATTGTTAGAAATACAAGAACAGAGATCTGAATACGAAAAAGCAAATCAAGAATTGCTCAAGTTAATCAATGGAGGATAAAAGCCTTAATGTTGAAAATGCCTACAAAACCAGATGGGTTTGGTATCACACAATCTTGGCTTTAGAACTGCTAATGACTAATATTTTATTAATAGGAATACTTGTTGTTCTAAAATAAAAATCAATGACTAGGAGCTCTGAGAGAACAGGGAGATCTGGAGAATTTGCAGTTTGTTCCTGGCTTTCTGAACATTCAGATTTAGTTAATTTAATACCTCATGGATCTCATGCCGATATAATTTTTGAATATCAAGATTATTTATTTAAGTGCCAGGTCAAAACCACAACTACACAAAAAAAATATATTTCTAAGCATACAGGAAGGCATTACAGATCTGGTTGGTGTTGGGATCTAAGAAGATCCTCCTGGAGCACAAATAGAGCTTATGAGCATAAACAAATAGATCTTTATGCCATGTATTGTAAGCCTAAAAGCAAGATTGTTTGGCTTTCTGCTAACTCTACTAAAAAATCTAAAATTACTTTTACTGATAAAGCTCTAGAAGATTATGATTCCTTAAAAGGCTGGAATGATTCCTGTGAACAGGCTGTGAACAGAGAATTTAAGTTCATAAAATTAAGCCAAAAAACCTGAGTTTTTAAGATCTTCTTCGTCCCATGGAAAGATCACTTTCATCCCAGGGGAGGCGAAGCCAAGTAAAAACCTAGTCTTTATATAACTTAAAAAAATTGCTAAAAACCTTCTAAAGTAGTTGAACTATCTAGGTTTTTCAACGATAATACTTATATGGAGTTATATATAGCTACATCAGTTGAGAGAGATTTTCGTGAACACAGAGTGAACACGAAGATCTTTCTTTTTTTTAATACAATCGGATCCTAAGGATCCAGGAGAAAAAAATGTTTACTATTTTTCATCAGAAAAAATTTATGAAGGGTTATCGAGAATTTGATCGTGATGTTGATACATCTATCAATCTTGGTAAATATGTAAAACTAGCAACTGTTAATTGTGACACTTTATCAGAGGCTTATCACTTAACTAATAATTGTGAGGGAGCATGGTCTTTAGGATCTAAGTTTGAGCATCCTTATTCTAATGCGATAACTTGGACACAATGGGAACTTTATGATCAAGGTAGACATGGAAAAGTTAAAAATAAAGATCACGATAAAAGAATAGTTATGGATTTAGATGTTGAATATAAAATCTGTGATGATCTTGTCGTTGGTTTCAGATCTACTTCATCAGGGGATGTATTTTATGATCATGCCGAAGATCAATATTTATTTTTAGTTCCTGATTATCTAAATGAAAGACGAGGCACAGTTGTTTTGGATAATTTTGATCCTAAAGAATTTATCTACCAATTAAAAAAGGTTGCATAAATGAATACTGATATTCAGAAAAACAAACATTCCAATAGAGGAAAATCAACTTGGAGCAGATCAATGAGATCTGCTCCTACTTCAAAAAAATTTGCAGACAAACTCGGTACACCTGGAGCCAGGAAAATTGCGAAACAACATCTTATCCAGGAAATGAGAGAGGTATCTTAATGAGAACTAGAACTACTGATAAAAAATTTGTTGGCTTATGCTGGATCACTAGGCATATCAAAGATGATCCTTCTCAGCCAACTTATAAAACTTTTTATGCCAAGATCCCTAATGGCAACAAATCTCCCAAACTTGTAAAAGTTGGATCTGATTCTGAGGGTGTGTCTTTGGCAGTAATGCGAGAGAGAGCAAAAACTGAAATAGATAAATTAACTAATAGAGGTAATTGCAATCATACTCTCAACACTTTCTTTGATGAGATCTTTGTTAAGGATCGTGAACTCAAAAATGCTTCCACCATAAGACACTTTTTTTATATGTGGGATTTTAATATAAGAAATACCATTGGCAATAGAAAAATGATAGATCTGGAAACCATAGATATTTATCAAAAATTTATGAAGATCTCATCCAGATCTGAATCAGTTGCCAATAAATGTTTGCAACATATTAAATCTTGTTATTCCTTAGCAATGGATCTTGGCTTACTAAAATATAATCCAGCATCATCAATTAAGAAAAATGCTTCTCAAGACAGAATTAGATATTTTACTCCTGAGCAAACAATTAGATTTAAGAAAGCATTATTTTCTTTAGGAGAAGATCATAAATTTGCTACAGCTTTAATTTATGGATTGTATTTAACAGGAGCTAGATTAGGAGAGCTTAGGGATGCCAAATGGACAGATCTCAAAGGCAATCAAATAATCAGATCTGAACACAAAACCAAAAAAGCTACAGGCAAAGATAGAATAATTTATTTATCTCCTGAGGCTATGGATCTTGTTAATAGGATGCCAAGAGAAAATGAATATATATTTAATTGTAAATATGTAAAAACAGCCTGGAACAAAATTAGAAAACTTGCAGATCTTCAAGAGTTTCATCTTCACGATTTAAGGCACAACTTTTGTACTCAAGCTGTAAACAATGGCATAGATCTAATCAGGGTTGGAAAATTAGTTGGTCATAAGTCTGTAGAAACTATGGAAAAATATGCCCACATAATTGATCAAACTTCTGAACAAGATATAAAACAAATCGGCAATCTTCTAAGCTGATTTATTTTGGTAGATCCTCTCCCTGGGGATCTACCTTATAAACTTTCTCTAAATGCAACTCCAAGTAATGAATTGCCTTTCTTAGATCTTCAATTTGTTTAGATCTATTACCTTTTTTTCTGCAAATATATTTGACAACATTTGCCAGGCAAAAAGGGATCTCATTTTCTGTAATAAAATCTATTGGCTCAATTTTTAATTTGTAATGAGATCCTCCAACTTGTTTATCACTAGCTAATTCTTCATCAATAATTGAATGAGCTTGTTTCATTTTTTTTTCAATATCCATTTTTACTCCAAGATCTAATCTTTTAGATTTAATAATAAGTTTTTATTTTGATCTTTAATTTAAAGATTTAAGAAAAAACTTTTAGATCTAATTGTACTCTCTATGTTTACTTTTTATAGGGTTATCCCTCATAATAGTTTTTTGAAATAATAGATGGAACAAAATATGGAAGATCTCAAATGTGTTGATACAAAACAAGCCTCAGAAATTTTGGGGATTAGTCATAATACTTTGAACACTTGGAGATCCCAAAGCACAAAACAAAAACCTAAAGGCCCAAAGTGGGTAATGATTGAAACAGCAATTAGATATCGAGTTTCTGATTTAGATAAATATTTACAAGAAAGAACTAGGGGAGATAAGTAATTTTAATTCAATGGAGAAAAAAAGTTGCCTTCTAAACATTCAATATTGGGCCCTTCTGGACATTCTCGCTGGAGTGTATGCCCAGCATCCCCTAAAAAATCTGCTGAACATCCTGGACAAACATCAAGGGCCGCTGTGGAGGGAACTATAGTGCACAACATTTCTGAAATGATTTTAAAGGGCAAATTTAAAGATATAGATCCAAAAAAATATTGGATAGGTCAAGAGATCCAATTAGAGGGAGAAACAATAACTGTATCTCCTACAAATTATGAAAGTGCTGTTTTTTATGTAGATTATGTAAAAAGAAGAACAGAAGAACTAGAAGGAACTTTATTAATTGAAGAACAAGTTGAATTAACAGAAATCCATGAGGCAGTTTGGGGAACATCAGATGCAATTATTGTGGGCAAAGATCGTATAGCAGTAATAGATTATAAAAATGGTAGATGGAATGTTGAAGCTGAGGGAAATTCACAACTCAAGATTTATGGCTTAGGAGCCTTATCAAGATATGGTAATGATCCAGAAACTATTGTTGAACTTACAATAGTTCAGCCGAATTCCCCAGGCAATAAACCTAAAATTAAAACAGTAGAAACCACAGCAGATAATCTGGTTGATTGGGGGTTCCGAGTTCTAAAGCCACAAGCAGAGGCTTGTTTTGAAGATAATCCAATATTTGTTGCTGGAGAACATTGTAGGTTTTGTAATTACAAGCCCTATTGTGAAAAAAATAAACATTATGAAAAAAAGAGAGGTAACTATGTCAAATAATGTAAAGGATGAAAATCCTAAATTAAGTAAGAGTTGGAATGATCCATGCTTTACAGCAGTACAAGAAGATGGATCTAAAATAGAATGGTTTGAAAAGGATCTAAATCCAGAAACATTAGTTGTTATGGAAAAGCTCCTTATCAATCTTCAACAAAGGAATGATCTTGATGGTAAATACCAACAAGCTGTGATCATTGCTCAATCAATGCAACAGATCATGGATCTTCATGGGCTGTTTTACGAGAAATTGCTAAATCTAAATCCAGGAAAAAAAATCGTGGATAGTGAAAAAGTAATTTTAGAAACTAATGATAAAACTAAAGGAGAATAATTATGTCATTAAAAAATATCAAAAATAAAAGTGTGCTCAAAGCTCCAAGGCTATTAGCCTACGGGCCAGCAGGAATTGGGAAATCAAGTTTTGGAGCAACTCTTGATCGTCCTATATTTCTTCTCACAGAAGATGGCCTAGGAACATTGCAAGTGGATCATTTTCCCTTGGCAAAATCTTGGGCAGAAATAAAAGATTCTTTACTTTCTTTATTAAAAGAGGATCACGATTTTAAATCTGTGGTTTTAGATTCAGCCGATTGGCTAGAGCCATTAATTTGGGATCATGTTTGTAAAGAAAATGATTGGGCAGATATATCAAGTGCGGCCTATGGCAAAGGCTACTCTGCGGCCTTAGAAATCTGGAGAGAATATATTGGTCTTACTAATTCTCTTAGAGAGCAAAAAGGTATGACTATTTTAAATCTGGCTCATGTCTTAATAAGAAGATTTGAAGATCCTGTTACAGAATCCTATGATCGTATGGAGATTAAACTTCATAGAAAGGCCGCTGATTTGCTAATAGAAAACTCGGATGCAGTTTTTTATATGGCTTACAAAAAAGGAACTGTTCAAACTGCTGGAAAAGGTGGCACACAAACTAAAGTTCTCAATGGAGATCGTACTATCTTCTGTGAAGAACAGGCGGCCTACTTGGCAAAAAATAGGTATCAACTAAAAGCAGAAATGCCTTTCTCCTGGAAAAGTATTTCAGACATGATCAGAGCAAATGCGAAAGCGAATGCAGAAGGATCCAAAGAAGCTAATTAAATGGTTGATAATTTAATAGAGCTCTTAAAAAAACAAAGTAAGGAGCTGGATGATTTCAGAGAAAAGAATGGTGGGCTGGACATGGAAAATGAAATGCACACTAACTTTCCTCATGGAACTATGATTAGTCTTGATGAAATTCAAAAACTACAAGATGAGTGCATAGATTGGTTAGAGGATCCAAATACTTATGATCCTGGTTAAGCCAGGATCTAAGTAAGGGTTTTTTTTTAATAATAAATAAGGAGCAAAATATGGGAATACCATTTGATTTTGACGATAACGAGAAACCTGAGGCAAGTAGCTCAGGATCTAGTTCAGGCAATTTGCCTAATGGGATCTATAACTTAATTTTTAATAGAGTTGCAGATGTAAATGATAATGCTAATGAGAATGGAGAGGTTTCAGGCAAAAACGATTGGAAAGCATTGAAGATATATTTCACTTTAAAATGTACTTCTGGAACTGAAAGACCAATAGTTTTAGATGCTACTTTTCAATCTGATTATGATCCAACAATCACAGGCAAAGATGGAAAAGCTATGAGAGATTGGATGATAGAAAATGGCAAAGCATCATATAAAGCTATGATGTTTTATTCACAAGCTACAGATCTAAGAGATCCAAAAACTTCTTTGATTGGCAGAGAACTTTCTTGCTTGGTTGAAAAAGATGATGCTGGTTATCTTAAATTGATTCCAGGATCTAAAGGGCAAAATTGGGGAGAGCTCCAAGCTCAAGATAAACCAGAGGGAACTTCTGAGGCAACAACTGAGAAAGTTGAGGCAGTTAGAAAAGAGGAAACTCTTGTTACAAAAGAAGCTGAAAAAGAAAGTTCAGCTAACTTTGATGATCCAATCCCTTTTTAAGATTGGATAAAGATAAATCTCCTTCCTTGTGTGGATATTGTTTGAAGCCAGGGAAGGGATTTTTTGTTGAGATAGATAATAAATATTGGGCATCTTGCTCAATGAAACATATGGACAAAATAAAAGAGAGAATAAACAAAGGAGAAAGTTTAGGAATTGTTGCATCATCAAATCCAGAAGGAGTTGATTATGCTCTTAAACAAATTAAAGAAAATTATATTGCTTATGCAAAAAAAAATGGATCTTGGGAATTACATAAATGGGATCTACAAGATAAAAAATATTTTTTTCAAATCTTCTTAAGTCATTACCTTTCTTATGAAAGCGAAATAGCTGATAGAGGTACAAATGGATATAAATAATGTATGGGATGATTTAGGATCTAATGATCATTTAGCTTACAAAGGATCTTCCAGATCTATTTCAGATCTGATTCAGGAAATGAATAACAATGGTTTGGATGTAGTAAGCCTGGACACATCTGGAGAAGTTCAAAGAGTAAGAGTTAAAGCAACAGCAAACACTAGGCCTGATAGAAAAAGTGGGGAAGCCTCAGGCTGGTACTTTTTTTATGACAATGGCAATGGTAATTTTTTTTGTAATTATGGAAATTGGCGAACTAATGAAAGTTTTAAATATTCCTCAGTTGATACTCAATATATGTCTGTGCAAGAACAGGCTCTTATTAAAAAAGAATTAGATAAAAGGTATGTAGAGCAAAAACAAAGGAGGGAACAAAACTACAGAGAAGTTGCCAAAGACGTACAAGGCAGATTTCAAAAAACAAATGATCTTAAAGAACATGAATATCTCACATTAAAAGGTGTTAAAAATTATGGTTTCAAAGAGTTAAATAACAATTTAACAATTCCATTGCATGATACTACTTCTCCAGATTTTCCGATATGTTCTATGCAAACTATTTATAAAGATGGCACAAAAAGATTTGTATCTGGCTCCAGGGTAAAAGGATCTTTCTTTCCTTTAGGATTTTCTGTTAATGAAATTTCATCTTTAAAAAAAATAATTATTACCGAGGGTTTGGCCACATCATGTTCTGTCTTTGAAGCTACTGAGCTTCCTGTGGTTTGTTGCTTCTCGGCCAACTTTGGATTGGAATGTTTAACCAATCTTCGCAAATATACGAATGCTGAATTTGTTATAGCCTTTGATAACGATACTCATAATGTTGGGCAAGATCAGGCTAAGAAGATCCAGGCATCTATTAATAATGTTCAAATTAAGATCCCTAATAAACCTGGTTATGATTTTAATGATATTCATAAAGAGATTGGTATTGCTGAGGTAAGAAATCAATTAATGATTTCAGCATTTGATATCAAAGCAATTTCAATCAGGCAGTTTGATTCCAATCCTCCAGAAAGATCCTGGTTAGTTAAAAATTTAATTGAGTCAGGCAAGACAGGATTAATGGCAAGTGCTGGAGGTATAGGAAAAAGTTTTCTTAATTTATCCCTGGCTTTTAATTGTGCCAGGGGAGAAGGATCTTTCTTGGGCAATCCAATAGAGAAGTTTGGAAATGTTGTGCTCCTGGTTGCTGAGGATGATGTTGCTGAGATCCATAGAAGGATCCATATGCTAGATCCAAACAACACAAGAAAGGATGCTATGTATGATGTTTATATTATTAGTGTGCCAGAACTAGGACAGCCTTTAACACTTATCAAAGAAGATCTAGCTCAAGGCTTACATATAACCTCTGAGGCATACGATATCATTGATGGACTGTCAGCCATCCCAGATCTTGTTATGGTCTCTATAGATCCATTACAAGCCTTTATTGGAGCTCAGACTAATAACAACGAGACAGGCCAGCTTTATTCAATCTGGGCTCAGATGATTGCTACTAGGTTTGATACTGCTGTTATTGGAGTGCATCATTTATCTAAAGCTGGGTTAGTAGATAATCCAGACTTTATGCAATTAAGGGCCAGCATCAGGGGAGCCTCGTCATTTGTCGATTCTTCTAGGTGGTGTTTGGCCCTTAGCACAGCAGATCAAGAATCAGGCAAACAGATCTGTTTAGAAAATGGAGAGGAATATGATCGAATGAAAGTTATTAGATGTGGCATTGTTAAAGCAAATTCAGAAGCCGATATGTCAGTTAAAACATTAATAAGAAAGAATGGAGTTTTGGAATTAGTGAAAGAAAATGGAGGCATACAATGGGAAAATTAAATAATTCATTGGGTACACATATGGTCACAAAAAGAGGGTTCACTGGGTATACGGGTACCCACAATGACATATCTATTACATATAGATATAGGGAATCCCCTTTAGGGGATTTCCCTATAATAATTAATAGTATTTTTTATCAATATTTAAGATGCCATTGTGACAAGGTTTATAAAGTAAGTATGAATTTTAAACTTACAATTCAAGAAAGAATCACTACCTTAAAAGCATATCTTGAGATTTTTAGGGTAGATCTCTTTTTAACAAGAAGGAGATCAATATGAACAATGTTGTAAAAATATCTAAATTACAAAACATTCTTTTGTCAGACAAAAGTGCAGAAAGTAATTTTTACACTAAATCTTATTTGCATACTTATATCGTAAATTTATTAGTTTTGAACATGGATGATGATGTGCAAACAAACTTTGAAATGTTGTGTGAGCAGATTCCTAAAAAAATTGGCTCAAGATCTGCAATCCTAGTGGTATTGCATGAAGGATTGGAGCTTGAATTTTTATTAAAGAATAAATCTGAAACTGATAAAAGATTAAGAATTTATACTGTAGCCGAAAGTTTGACTGAGCATTTGGATAAATCTGCTGAGGTACTTATCAACAGTACAAAGAATGAAAAAGTTTTATAACAAAACTCCAGACTTTAAAAATTATTGGTGGATCACAACTTCTATTCCAGGAGAGGATAGTGCTGAGATTAATCTAACTAATGCTCTGGCTAATAAAGATTTTAATAAATTAAAAGCAAACTCTTGGAAATGGTTTAGAGATCAGATCCAGAGAAAGGATCTAACTTTATCCTCCAGGGAACAAATAGTTTTATGGGCATTGATCGAGAGGATCCGAGGTAAGAGTTTTTCAGTTTGGTGTTCCTACCTTTACCTCAGCAGAATGCTGAATAAAGATAGGAAAACGATAGCCAAGGCAATCAATACTCTGGCAGAGCTAAATGTAATTTGGCTTGTCCAGGAGGGTAGGGAGAAGG